CTTGAGCGTGACCCACACTACATTCCTAAGATTGCTGTTGAAAGCCAAGGTGGACGAGGCGGTGTCAACTGGGTCAAGTTCATGGACACGCTTGAAGAGATGCAATACATCTCTGTGCGTGACGAGATGAGAACCCGTCTTGCCGCTTTCTATGGTGTGTCCAATGTGTTCATGATGGACACTGGTAAATCTGGCGGATTGAACAACGAAGGACTTCAAGTCCTTGTCACCAACCGTGCTGTTGAGTTCGGACACAAAGTGTACACTGAGAACCTGTTCCCTCGTTTGATGGAAGAAATGGATGTCCACGATTGGAAACTCACGCTTTATCCAAACGAAGAGGAAGACGAAGTCACACGCCTGCGTCGTGATGAGATGGAAGTCAACATCGCACAGCGTATGGCTCAACTTGGCTATCAGGCTGAACTCATCGAAGAGGGCGGCAGGGACCTCCGCTTTATTTACAAGAAGCAGGAAATGCCGCCCGGCGCTCCTCAAGGCGGAGGCCCACCGATGGGCGGTATGGGTCAACCCGGTGGCTTACCTACACGAAACATTCCTCCACAACTCGCAGGAGCGTTGGCAGGACAAGCGAACGCAGGTATGGCCGCAATGAACCCCGGAGGACAAGGCGCAGGTCTTCGCAACCGTGGACCAGCCAGCCCTCAGCAGTTCCAAACGATGGGCTCAGGCTCACCAATCGGAAGTGTTCAGCAACGAGGCCCACCAACCTCACCCCTTCAACAAGCCCGTGACAGCACCAGTGGATTTTGAGCAAACTTAAAGACAAAGGGAGTAATCGCATGAACATGGACCTAAAGAAATTGGACCCAATGGCTCGCAAACTGCGTGGTCATGTTGACGCCTTTTACAAAGCACTTGAAGAACAAGATTCGTACAATGCAGGAACTCACATCAACGAAGTGATGAAGTATGCAGAATACCTGTCAAACGATGTACACTCTGCTATCACTAAGTCTGATAACAGCGTCACACCACAGGGCATCAACGACATCTATGTCGGAGGAGTACCTGTGCGCAAATTCAACAAGGTACAAGGCGTTCACGAAGCAACCACTCGTGTCTTGCCCGGTACCATCCGAACAAACCGCCGTGGTCCGATTATGCAAGGCCGCAATAACCGTACACTGTGAGTGATTTGAATGAGCGACCAAAGAGAGGGAAATGTCGCTGAACAGTTGATGTCTGCTTTGATTTCCAAGATGGAAACCATGGACAGCAACTTGCAGGTTTTGAAAGCAGAGAATCAAGTGCTTAAGGGTCTGATGCAAGACCCTGCGGCTCTATTGAAGAAAGCAGGGTTTGTGTCACGACGAAGCGCAATGCCTGCTGATGTTATGCCAGATTTGTTCCGAGGAGATTCACACACTGACCTCCTCAAGTCTGACCCAGTCGTCGACGGCATCCACATGCCAGAATCAAACCAAGAGTTCCACGAGATGGACTGGGGAGATATTCATCGACTTGCCGCCGAAGCCAAGAGCCAAGGCGCAGTCGGCAACAATTCAGGAATGGAGTGATAACATGCGACCAAGATACGAACCTCGTGACCCTAAAGTTGACCAACTGTTGAAAGCCGCTAAAGATGTTGAACAGCGTTTGCTCAAAGAACAAGGTGTCCCCTTTTCACAAAAGGAAGGAACTGACCTTAACGATGTTCAGTTCCATACTCAAGTCGGCGGTGACACTGGTGTACAGAATCAGTATTTCAGCACCAATCAGCGAACCATCTCTGTTGAAGACATGGCTAACAAGGGCGCTATCTCTGAGAAATCAAATGTTCTCGATAAGAATCCTCACTACCCTACTGCTATCTCAACGCTCGCAGGGCACTTGACCGACGGCGGCGACAAGAAAGCAAACGACCGCTCTTGAGGCGGTGAGCGTTTGTCCGAAGATATTCTGCTGAAAGACGCAGAAGATGAGGCTAACCAAGCAGTGTCGGCTGGTCTGACACAAGAACAAGCGTGGACTCTCTTTGACCAACAACCGCCTGAAACATCTGCGGCAGAAACTCCGGGCGATTTTCAGCAAACGATGCTGGGTGACCACCCTCACGCAGAACGACTAATGCCTTTGGAAGACCCTGTCCACACAGGTAGTCATTGGCCCAAAAACCGCATTCAAAACTTCAACGACCTCCCAATCGGTCGTAAGGAAGAACTTCGTGGCACAAATGCAGAGCACTTTCCAGATGTGTCGCCGCTTGATTTTGACCCCTTGCATGAGGCCCATCCAGAACTCGATATTGCACCTATGTGGGTTCGTCTGCTTGAATCCTTTTTCATAGATGGTGTTTCCAAAAAGCACAAAGAGAAAGAGTACGCTTGGGAAAAGGAGCATCAAGGCACTCAGCACATTACAAGGCCCGATGGTTTAGGTGCGTTGCCACAAAACCAGAGCAATCACGATTTGTATGAGGCTCACTACTACAACTTTATCAAACCACAAATAGAAATAAATCCAGAAATCCTTGACAAACTGAATGGTCCTGACGGTGCAAGAATTGAAAAGGCCCTACGCCGAATACACATGAACGAGGCTATCAGAAGTTGGCAAAGCGACGAGATTGACGAAGAGAGCGGAAGACGCATAGGTATGGGTGAAGAGGACTACTTGTACGGAATGGAATGGCTTACACCTGCACAGCGTGTACAAGTGTATCAACACATGGCTGAGAACGATATGAATAGTCTTGAGCATCAAACCATACCGGGTTTAGAGAATTACTCCATACCCCGAGCCAAGCGTAATTTCGTACAGCGTTATTCCCCCATCTTTCAACATTGGACAGGGCACCCGAATTATGCCGCTAACCCAGTGTTTGCAAAGTTGATTAAGACGCCTAATTTGAGATACAACAATGAGTATTTCCTCTCACAATTCAAAGAACGGAATTTTGATTTACACCAACGCCTCAAAAATTACAACGCCGAAAGGGCTAACTTCAAACAACCTCACAAACACGGGTATCATCTTCCAACGGGCGGTCAATTGCGACCAAGAAATACAGCAAATAGTCCAGCCCCAACTCGATTTGGAAGAAATGATATGCTTTTAGCGGCAGGTATCGACCCTGCTTCAACTCGGAGAAGAGGGGATTCTTACAAGTTCTATGAGCAGGGAGAGCACCCGTTGTACGGGGAACTCTGGAACCCTAATTCAGTTGATTGGACTCCAGATGAAATCAAACAATACCTGCTTAAGTTTGAGGAAGAAATAAGTAAATTCACCAAGGACCATGCCGCAAGAAATGCCTTTGCCTTTCACTCCCAGCCTCATGTTGCACACGAAGGTGAAGGTGCGCACCCAGAAGAGTACACGATGAATGAGCCTGAATCACTGAGCCATCATTGGTCGCAGGCGCACATGAAAACAGGTGGCATGGGCAAGGCTCATGAAACCAGAAAACACATCGAGCATGCAACGAATTTGGTTGAAGGTGAAACAGCAAGTCACTTTGGTGACAACAGTCCACCTGATGAAACCGACATCGCATCTCTCAAAGGCCCTGTGTTCGACCGAGGCGGATATGCTTATCTTCGGACAGATAGTCTGCGGTCTGGCTTTGGTATGCCTGATAGGACAGTTGAACCTATGAGGTTCGGTAAATATGGACATCAAACCATTATTTTTCAACCAGCCAATCCAATACATACAGGACTCAATCCGGGTCCTGTTTTCAACATAGGCCATGGTAATAACCACACCACCCGCACACAATCGACATTCGCTGGACTACATGCTAATGAAGGACACACTCTGTTCCACAATGCTATGTCAGCGGGTGACATCAAAACAGCAGAACGAATCAAAAACAAACGGTTTGATTCATCGCTTGCACCTCTGCATGTGCCACACAATCCATTTTTGGGAGCCAGCAAAGGTGCCATTGAAAGAAACACTTCCGCATACAAGGAAGAGCAAAGAGCACTTCCTCACCACAAGATAGCCACAGTCATAGGGGCAGGTTTGCCCTCGACGAACCCCCAAGCAGTCAGAGCACACGATGCTCGACAAATACCAGTTGATGCCCCTGCCGCTCAATTTAGTACTGGGTCAAGAGAAGATTTTGAGCGGTTGCTGTACAGAAAGCGTATGAAAAAAGAAGCGGGGCCGCTTCCTTTGGGTAGTCCTGAGTTCGTTTTTGAGAAAGAAGAGTTGCTTCAACAGTACCTCAGTTCTCTGGAACAAGTAAAGGCAAACCCTCTTATTCCCGAGGCAACAGTTCGGAATGTCGAACAAGGCTTGCAAAGCCTTCAAACTGAAAAAGAATTGGCAAGACAACGCCATGATGAGATTTACGGAGGCGAATCGCTTGTTGAAGGGGACCTCGCTGGCCTCAAGCGTTATCTTGAGGCACGGCAATCAGGCGAACTGCCTGAGAGTGCCGACGAAGTTGAAGAAACCGAATCTGAACAACATAGTCATGATGACCACGACGCTGTGTCAATCCAACTTCATGAGGCCCGAGAAAAATTGCACGAACTTCAAGATTTGCCTAACCCTGATGCGGTACAAATCGAATCTATGAATGAATTGAAAGAGGAAATACATCATCACGAGCAAGATTTGCTCAACATTGAGAACGAACTTGGTATCGTGACTGAGGACGAACTTCAAAAGCGTTATGACAAGCGTGGTAAAGAAATCAAACCTCGTAATAGGCATCTGGACAGTGAAAGTAAGTTTCAAACAAGAGTCAACAGTCACATCGAGGCTATCGAACAAGCGGCTATGCATGTCTTGCAGAAATGTCGTGAGCAAGGTTTTGACCCCTTTGAAATGTTCAAGGATGAATTTGGAAACCCACGGCCTGACACAGCGGTCGCTTGGTTGATGATGCAAGGGAATATCTTCCTCAATGTTGCTCCACATGGAAGTCACGAAATTGGGGCCTTGATGCCTTTTGTTGGGCAAAGAGCAGAAAAAAATCCGGGTGCAGGCGTGTCCCATGAGAACTTACTTGTCAATATGTTGCACTCAGCAAAGTACAGAGTGGACCCTTCTGTTGATGAGGGCACATGGCTTAGAAATTTGGGCTTGACAGAAATGATGGAGAACGAGGATGGGTTGATGGTTCCTACAAACATGGTTGACGACAGCATCATAGTGCATGCAAAGCGCCTCAAAAAGGAACTTATGAGAAAAAATAAGGAAGACAACAAGATTGGCAGGAGATTTATCGTCAGCCCAGTCGACGAAACCATACGAAGAATGGGTGGAATGTCGGATGAAGTGTACGGTGAAAAGTTCGGTGACAGTCTGGCGACTTATCTGAAAGACGAATTGAGTTTCCGCATGACAGGTGATGGAGTTGTCAATAGGTCGCATTATCCAAACACCCCTAATGACAAAGTACCCTTGGAAAACCTTCAACTTTTAGGCCCTCATAGGTTTGGAAAAGAAATTCACCCGCTTCATGCACAAGACGAAGGTTGGACAAACAGACATAACCGAAGAAGTAAAATTTTCCAAACAATGTCGAGTTTTTTCGGGCTTGTAGGTAATGAACAAGCAATGGATGACCACTTTATTTCTTTCCATCCTCTTCCTGCCACAGACCATCCGCTTTCTCGACAATCCATTGAAAGAGAAAACAAACGCCGCAGAAATGTAGGTGAACCAGAATTGGACACTCCTGCTTCTCACACTATGTCTGATAATGATAAGCGGCGCAAGCATGACAAGAGAATCATCAGCAAATATCTTACTGCGCTTGATGGCTTCCTCGCTCGACCAGTTGATGAACAACACGAGCGAAAGACTCACAGTATGCAAGAAGACCATGCGTTAGAATTACAACAGATAGGTCCGCTTGGTAGCCACGACACAAATGCCGCCATGGCCATTTACAATTCTCCTTCGCTCAGATACCATGAGGGTAGCCGCAACCACACCGTACCACTTGGTCTTCACATCGACCATGCCACAGGAGAAATGACAGCGTACGAGAAGGACAACCCAGAAAAGATGCAATTGATTACTCCAACATTGCCCTCGGTGCTGGCCCTTGCTCCACCAGAACATCATTCTGCATTCGGTCCAGTGCACGAGGGTGCTCACAGTCTGGACAGTATGCCTCATTCTATGCGAATCAATTCTTCAAGGCGAACACATAATAGTGATGCCTCCTCAGTTCACAACAAGATGGATGGACCTTCGCTTCTTGCCTCGCTCACGAATCCTGATGTCATCAGGAAGGACATGCCAGAGGGCTTGCCGTCTTTACAGCCCATGCACCGAATCTTTGAACTGGATGACTTGGAGCACCTGCGTGGTTTCACTGGTGACTGGATTGTCAGTGCATTCCCAGAAGGCGAGCGGTTTTTCGTTGGTCACAAAGAAGGTGAGATTTTCTCCAAGGCAACCCTGTCGGAAGAGGAGAAAGACGCTTTCAAGAAGGTCAGTGACAGACAATACATTGTGGATGTCATTCGTGGTAAGGATGTGTTGCACATCTTCGATGTAATTGAATACGATGATGAAAACGCATTTGAGATGCCTGTACAAGAACGCATCAAGATTCTCCGTGGAGCCATGGAAAGTCACGAGATGGTGCATGTACCAAGCGCATCTGACACAAAACTCACCGATGACGACGGACTTGCTTCCGCAATCAAGGCTCTTGACACTGACCGCATTCTCATGCGTGACGCCAAGTCAGCCTACATGAAGGGCGAACCTCGTCATCCAAAGTGGGTCATGTTGCAAAGCGGTACAGAAGTTGTGCTCATGGTGCTTGACCGTCGAGGTGACGGACCTTACACATACCGACTTGGAACCGGGCCTGTTGCGCATGGTGAAGACTTGGGTGACCGCAGAGTCAAGTACGAAGGTGACGACTACATGGATGTAGGAGCGGCTTTTGAAAGTGAAGACAAGTACAATGTCGGTGACTTGGTGAAGGTCGATGTGACCAATGTCACAGAAACACAGGCGTCAGAACAGCAGAAGTTGTTCACTGTACACGCATCCAAGATTGAAGGTGAAGCGGAAGGCGAGCCTCTGGTCAGCGGTGATTCTCTTGGTATTCTCGCTAAGGCCGAACCATACCAGCATGGTGTTGAAATTTTCAGAAAGGGAAGCAATGTTCACATTCAGATGAGCCAAGGTTCTGTTCTTTACAAAGCCACACAGACACAAGCAGGCTGGGCTGTTCACACACCACGCAGTGACAATGGTTATCTGATTCGGCTTTCTGAAAGTCAGCGACCATTCTGGTCACCAATCGTTGGTATCTTGTTGAAAGCCAATATGGAAATCGAAGAAAAGGCTGAGGTCCACGAATCAGAAGATGAGGCCGAACCACTCATCGAACCTAAGAAGGTCAAGGGTACAGACTGGAAAAGGAAAGCAGTCATGGTCAAGGGACTTGAGGTTGCCATGCGCTTGCTCACCAAGAGCGGCGTAGGTGCAGTAGGTGCGTCTAATTCTGGTGCGCAGGGCTTTGGATTCGACTACGGGACGGCTATTGCGTCCCCCGGTGGCCCCACGAACATTGACGATAACAAAACCATACCCGATTACGATGTGCGTGATGTCGAGCGAGATAAGAAGGATGAGGCCGAAGACAAAAAAGAAGTCAAGGAAAACGACTCACTGAGCCCCGATTTAGAACTCACGGACGAGAAAGCCGTGTATCATATCTCTTGATATAGTATGACAGGTCTATCGTGGGGTAATGGTCATGGCGACTTCCCTCAGAACCACTCCCTTCTCCCAAGAAGGTAGTATTTCTATTCTGAAGAGCGGTCAGGACCTTGTTGTCGCAGGATATGCTTCCGTCGAAATGGTCGACAAGCAAGGCGACCTCATCACCCGTGATGCACTAAAGGATGCATTTGGCGGGTTCATGAAAGCAGAAGACTTCCGCAATGTGCAACTCGCACATTCCAACATCCAAGTCGGGTCGGTTATCGACTCTTACACTGATAGCAGTGGACGACTTTGGAAATCCGGCGTTGATGATGCCGGACTCTTTGTTGTCATCAAACTTCGTGATGACATCGAAAAGGCCCGAGAAGTGGCCAATGAAATTCGCAAGGGTGCCCTACGGGGGTTCAGTATCGGAGGACAGGCTTTCAAGCGTGTCAACAAATCCGATTCAAAGCATGGAGATTACACTGAAATCTCCAAGTTAGAACTCCACGAAGTGACGATTTGCGAAAAGGGAATCAACCCCGAAGCAACCTTTAGAATTTTAAAGGAGGACACGAATATGACAGAAGACACAACAATGAATGAACTATCGTCCGTACTGGACCGAATCAACATGCGACTTGATGGAATGGAAAAGGAAGACAAAAATCCCTTTGCCGCCATGAACGAAAAGAAAGAAGAAGAGAAAGATGAAAAGTCTTCCGAAGACAAGCCAAAAGACAAAGAAATGGCCGAAGACGGTAAGAAAGAAGCATCGTACGGTGGCGACGACATGGCCGCAAAATCCGAATACAGCGATGTCATCTCATCTGACTACCTCCACTGGATGGAGAACACACTCAAGGCTGGCGGTGTTGACACTGCTGGCGCACGCTCTCACTTCGACAACTTGGAGAAGGCACAACTTGGTGGCTTCGACAACCCATCGTCCGTTGACGGTGCTGAATACTTCGCTGGACAAGTCCGTGGACGAGCCCAAGAAGGCGGCAACCCATCAACCGGCGCAATCAGCGCCCTGAACAGTGGCTCCAAAGCAGATGTTACAAAGGGCTTCCTTCACCCAGCAGACCTCACCTCTGCTCAAGTCGAGATGGCATACGAAGCCTACAAGGCCGCATCCATCGAAAAGCAACTCAAGTCCTCTCTTGGAAATGTGTTCGCTGACCGACTCGCCAAGGAACAGACTCACGAAGTCGAATCCCGCCGTGCTCAAGAATTTGACGCACGCCAACCACTTGCTTCTATCGAGAAGGCAATCGCCTCCTTGAGCAGTCGCATCGACAAACTCGGCTCTGCCGAAGGTGCAAGCATCCGCAAGTCGGCCGCCGCACCATCCATCAATGTCCCTTCAACTGAAGACCTCGCAAACATGTCTTGGGACGAAGTTCACAGTCTTGCGGGAAGAGCATTTGAATGAGGAGGAATAATATATGGCACGAAATTACCTACGAACAATTAACGATATGGAACGCTACTACTACGGTGCAGGCTCAAACATGGGCTACGCATACTCCGGTAGTGAACTTCTGAAGGCTGACGCACCAATGCTCTCGACGACTGCTGGTACCTACCAAGCAATCTACGGACGCAAAGTGTGGTCCCAACTCAACCAAGAATTCAACGCATTCAGCATTTTGCCCAAGAAACCTTGGGACCGCTCTGGATGGCGTGTCGTGACCGCTCGCCCTGACTCAACCAAGGGTGGCGGCATTGCTGAGAATGGAACACTTCCAGAAACCACCAAGCCTGTCTTCCAACATGTGGCCGCAAAGCCAAAGACCATTGCACACACCTTCGACATGAGCGAAGTTGCAATCTTCCTTAACGACAAGGATGACGGTCTTGGTGACATCCGCTCCGTCCTCAAAGAGGAAATGGGCAAGCACCACGCAGAGGAAATCAACAAGATGCTTTTGCAAGATGTTGACACTCCTGCTGGCAACGATTACGAGTCCTTGGACCGAATCACTGCTTCAAGCACCATGGACGCAACCGGTACTGGATATGCCGCAACCGTGAGCGGTGGCTCTTCCACTACTCACACTGCGCATGTGAGCGCCGCATCTGACCTTGACATTTACAGCATCGACCGAGATGCAAACACTTGGTCCAACGCAGAAGTCAATGTCGCAACTGACGCTTCGCTGACTGAGCGTGTTCTCAGCCTCGACCACATCGACGACATCTTCCAGAAGATTTGGGTCCGTGGTGGCAATCCAAAGGTCATCCTCACAGGATATGACACTTTGATGCGCCTGCAACAACTCCTCCAGAGCCAACAGCGGTTCATGGAAGAAAAGCGTGTGACCCCAACCATGGGCGGCGTCAAGGGTGTCCCCGGTATCGAAGCCGGATTCATCGTCGCTACCTACAACGGTGTCCCAATCATCCCATCCAAGGATGTCACAGCAGACGGCATCAGCCGAATGTACTTCTTGGACACTGACTACCTTCACTTTAGTGTTGCAAAACCAACTCAGTACTACGAGTCTGGTATTGAAACCGGTGACCCATTCGCCATTAACCGCCTCGGTCAAGAGGGACTTTACCGAACAATGGGTGAAGTCTGGACAACTTTCTTTGGAGGTCATGGTTCAATCCGAGATTTGTCTTGAGATTGATGGTGAACAAAAAAAATATGGAGATGAACAAATATGGGAATAACATACACACCAAGTGGAAGCGCGGCATTTACTGAGAGTTTTACTCTCGACCTTTATGCAGGAACTTTGGAAACCGACACAGCATGGCTTGACGGCGGTGCGGCGGCTGGGTCTTACCCCGGCTCAATTTCTGGTTTCCAAGCAAAGAACACCAATACTACCAACGCAACAGCCGGTGCAAAATTAGTTTGCGGTCAATTCACAACGAAATTGGTCAATGACGAAACCATCACCGTTTCAGGAGATGCAACCAAGATTTTGGCCGTGATTGTTGGCGACAACAGCACGGAATCAGCCGCTGTGACTTTGAAGAACATCACAGCAGGTGTTGCTCAATTTACAGTCACTGGCACCTCGGATGCACTTGTGACTTGCTGGATGATTGTGGCTTGAGGTGGTTAAGTGCCTACGGTGACTTCACTGGGCCCCTTCTATGAACGAAGGGTTCCTTGTACACGATTGGTGGCGATTCGCCAGCAACCGTTGGAAGTGACACAGGAGTTCTTGAACGAATACCGTCACCGGTTCTCTGCCAAATGGTGGATAATCGAAGGCGACAACCCAGAACCTGTGACCACAGACCTCGGTGAAGATGGCTTACCTGATGAGGGATGGACACGAAAGGACATCACGGCTTGGCTAAAGGACAACGGTGCAACGGTTGGCAAGTATGCAACCAAAGCAACCCTCCTTGGCATGGTCGAAAATGTTCTTAACCCAGAACCCGCACCAGAGCCTGTACCAGAGCCGGAAGAACCTGCGACAGTCGCAGAAGAACCCGCAGAGGCACAACCAGAACCAACAACAGGAGATGAACAATAATGGCTAACACAACAGCAACAATCGACCCTCGACCAACCGTTTTCGGTGACCGAATGATTGTCACAGGCAGTTATACTGCTGGAGATGGTGCAGGTGCAGTGACTATCGCATTGGCAGACAGGCTTTCCAGCATCGACGCAATCATCGTCAATCCATCGTCCCTTCACGACCAACCAGTCGAACAAGGTTCGGCGGCTGACGAATCCGATGCAGTCGTCACAAAGATGACTGATTTGGCAGTCTTCGCAGGCACAACAATCACAATTACCCCCGGTCAAGCCAGTGGTACTACAAAGGCTGGAACTTTCCTCGTAATCGGTCGCCGCTCTTGAGGTGACTAACGATGGCAATTTTAACAGGATATGGTTCTCGGGTCATTGGCCCTTACAGTCCCAAGGCTATGGCCGATGGTACGGCATCTGCCCTTATTCAATTTGACCTACGAGCAATAGGGGGTAATGGCGGTTCAGAAATACCCGCCGCATCCGCTACCGGTCTTGTCACTATCGAGCCTTTCATGTCACTTGGCAACCATTACTTCCTCGTCACTTACTTAGTTTGAGGCGATTGAATGGAGTCACAGAACAACCTTGGCTTAGACGAAATCGAACGCTTGCAGAAGCGTGGCATCCGTCTTGCAGAATCTTACGGCAGTGGCTCAGTGTTTAACACAGAGCGTCCGTTAGAGGGCATCACCCAAAAGCAACGGGTTCGTACCAGTAAAGCCGCAGATGTTATGAACATTGGCTCAGGTACACGGTGTAAGGCGTGCGGCATGCTGTACTTCTGTTGGGTCGACAAATGTCGAACCTGTGGTCAAAAAATGGACTTCAACCTTGGAACACACGATGAATCTGGAGCGTGAAATGAATGAGCAGAATACTTGTACGCAAAGGAGCGGGTGACAGTGACAAAGAGGCTATGCGTAGTTTTTCAGGCAGTAGTAGCAGGGAAGAAAGAGAGCGGATTAAACAAGATATTCTTGACCGCATGGGCATATCAGAAGATTCTTTACAAGAACAATCAGAGATGACTCCCGAAGAAAGAGCAAAGCAGTTAGGTGAAGATGTTGCAAGGCAAGAAGCCAATAAGCGCAGAAAGCAGACTGTCAACACCGGTAAAGCAAAGGAATTCTCCGAAGATGTACTACCCAATCTGAATCTTGGTGGTGCTTCCGAATCTTCTCCTACCGAAGCACAGCCGTCTGCACCAATGCAACCAGACGCCGAGTCTTTTGCTATCCCGCCCGGCTTCAAGCACGGCCTCGGAGCAAGGGCTCGTAAGGTGCTGACCGAAGATGGTCGATTGAAAAGAGTCATTGTCGAAAATGAAGAAGGTGGAGTACAAGACGCAGGTATTAGTCACAACATGCTTGTACAGGACCCTTCGGGTGCCAGCCCTTACTTCCGTTCACGGAAGGGGCCACGGGACCAAATACCTATGAGTACATTTCTTCACAGATTTATGAGCAAAGAGCCACAAAGAGCGGCTCAATTGTTCGGCTATCAGCATTTGGCTGACCGAAAGACTACGACTCAAGATGACAGGGATGAAAGAATGCAAATGCAGATTGGTATGGCCTTGCATGCTATGCGGGAAGACCCCGATGTGTTGGCTAACCTTGTCAATGCACAAGGACTGGCTGTCACAGACAAGAGCATACCAGCAACACCCGAGGAAGCACTTGCACAAGTAAAGCGCAATTTCCCTCAAGTCACTGTCCCAAGTCAGCAAGAACAACTTGCTGTGGAAATGATGCGAGAGCATTTCCCCGATGCTATTCCCGAAGGAAATCCTACCTTAGCGGCGGCGTTTGCACAAATAGACCGAAGTGATGAAGAAACCATGAGTGCAGAAGACCTCCAAGAACTCACCGTAGGACAAGGAGAAAAGGTCGATGTACAAGGTGTAGTTCAACGCAAGCCTGATTCTGAAACAGAGTCTTCACGGTTGGACCAACGAATCATGAACACATTTGGTGCAGACAAGGCACAGGCAAATCCAGACGAATTTGAACGATTCAGGAATTTCGCTATGGAGCGGCTTGATGCAGTTGATTTGGCTGATGACAGGGCCCGTCGTGAACTTGCCGAATCAGAAGAGAAGAGATTTGAAGAGCAAGGAGGATATGGAGCAGGAGCACAGAAACCTTTGATGACTCATGATAAGGCTGATGAAATGTTTGGTACTTCTGCCAGCCAATTCGGTTTTGGTAGGGAACGAACAGACGACCCTATTGAAGACGCTCTTCAATCTGCTATGATGATTCACCAAAGAACCGAGGCACAAAGACCTGATGACCTAACCGGTATTGTGCAATCTGACATGCAACGACAAATCGAAGAGGCTATGCAAGCCCGTGGTGGAAGTGAAGGCTCCGCGAACATCGATGATGCAAAGAGCACGGCTCAACGATTGAGAGAAGAAGTAAATGCTCAGCGTGAACTGATTGCAGAAGAAGGCGCAAGGACAGCACAACTGCGACAAAGAGGTCGTAAGAACCCCATACAAGAACAAATGGAAGCAGATTTAGAGCGAATGATTCAGGAGAGAAACAACGCTCAGTTGGCAGTACAAGCCCTCATAGACGAAAGGTCGGGTGCTCGCAGAGCGGCTGGTACTCCTGCACCTACTGCTGGTCTTGCTGGTCTTGCTCGGGACTTCCAGCAAGGTAATGTTGTGGACATGGAAAACGCACCATCCGAACTTAGAGTCGGAGCAAAGCGTGGAGGTTTCGACCCGAACGCACCAATCCAAGGTCTTCCAAGTCAGGCTCGTGGAGCAGTCATGCCAGTCACGGATGAGCAGAGCGC